AGATTACATACCGAATGATTCTGTGGATGCGCGCAATATTCGGTGGAAAGAAGAGATTTACATGGGACATCCCCCGTTCGTCCATTTCGAGAAGTTTATAAGGAAATTATGAAACCACCAATTCCATCTGTGCATTCTCCTTCATGTGTCGTAAAGAAGCCGTTTCCATGATTAAACCATTCGCATAGACCCCGTAATTCCCATAATAATCCGGATTGGCCAGCGCAATATGATATACGTCGAAATACCCCTCTTCGCCGTATATTTCCGACCTCTCATCGACGCAAGCAGGTAATCTGTAAAGTCCCTCCGTCAAATAAATATCCTCTAGAACCTCGTAAACAGAATCGGTCTGTTTATCCGTCAGCTTGGCGACCAAGGCCGAATGCATCCCCGTCACACATAAATCTTCTGTTACATCTGGAACCGCGGATTTTCGGTAGACATATAACCGGTCTTTGCCACGACGCCGGTCATTCGGCGAATGATAAACACGACTCTTTCCTAAAATGTCGAGAGGTTGATACCCCGACGCACTCGTCTTTACCATGACCCCCTTCTTTAAATGCTCCACGCAAATATATGTGTCGGAGTTGTCGAGAAGACACAGGATTTTGGTTCCTTCCAAGAAGCAGGTTATATTGACCGTGAATATATCGAGTGTGGAGCGTTTGGTCAGATTATAGAGCCCGAATGTGAACGAGGGGCAATAATAGGGGTAGAAAACGGAGGCGAATGATATACTCGTGTTCATAACATAGGTATAAAATGAATAGGCGGCGGGGGCAAAATTGGCCGTTATTGCGTACAATCGGCCTGTGTTGCTCATGACCGCCCCACTGACATACGGAGTGGCGACGACGGACGAATACGACCCGTCGATTACTGACACTTTGTATATGTTCGATTTATCTGTTACGTAGAGTTGGGCTCCGGAACATGAGAGGCTAACGGGCGGGATTGGAAATGTCGCAATTGCCGTGGCATTCGAGAGGTTCAGATTGCTAAGAGGGACGCGGTATAATACTGTTGTTTCGAGTGTGGTATAATATAGATAGGTGGAGTCGACCGCTATTTGCGTGGTTGTCGTGTTTTCGCCTTGATAGAGCTGGACAGTGTTGGTTATCGGGTTGGAATTCGTCGTGTCGGTTAAGTAGACACATGTGTTGAGACCCCCGATATACAGGTTGGTTCCGACTAAAGCCATGCTACAGATAACTAGATTCGCATCAACGACGCCTGTGGCGACTCCTAAATTGACAAATGGCTGACTTAAAAACGACGCGTCCGAGATGCGATACCGAAAAACACACCCATTATAATTGGCTGTTGTCGTGGAACCGGTTGCATGCCCGAGATAGACGTAGGAGGCGTCGGCGGCGACGGCGACATTATTAATGTTCTGCATCTGGGCCATCGTGAGGAGTTGTGTAGAGGTCTGTGCACTCGAATCATAGAGAATGAGCCCGTAGCCTTGAAGTGAGACGTAGACTTGTTTGGGATTTGTTGCACTCACCGCCATGGATTGCATGGAATACTCATTCGCCGTCATGGCATTTGTTATGTGGGAACTCGTTGTTGTGGAAAACCCCGAATATTCATAGGGTAGGTTGGTTATACTAGAAGCGGATTGACCGTTTATTTGCAATTGGTAGTTGCCACCCGAGAGGGCATTCGCAGGATAGGAATAGGCAACAGAAAATGTTTGGTCATATCTTGGTATGGGTGGAACTACTGTTATGGTTGACATTTATATACTGATTGTATATTCCTCGCCTAGTGCATATATCGTGTAGAACGAACTACGTTTCACATGATATTTATTCTTGTTGGTTCTGGTTTTGGTCATTGTTGTTTTTTTGTTCAACGGTTTCGGGGTCGCCTCCCTTTCTAGCCTTGCGACTCTTGCGAGCAGCCACTTTGACGGCACCGAACTTTCCCTTCTTGGCGGTGTAGCCATACTTGAGAAGACGCTTCTCCTTCTTGGCGGAAGCGTGCTTCTTGCGACTCACGATACGGCCCCACTTGTTCATCATGAGGTGAGACTTGGTTAGTTCACCGGCGGTCTTGTAGGCGGTTCCGTTGACCACCTGTTGCCGGGAACCAAAGAGTTCCTTGTACTTCTTTCCATTAATGTGATAAGTTCCATCTTCGCTACGGTGAGGGCGCTTGGTCATCTTGACTAAATATATATTGAACGCACATTTTCTAGGGTTTATTGAGAAGTAATGGCCGAATGCACCTATCCACACTCCAATGCGTTTTATTCGTGTATAAATCTGGAGAGTCTTTGACTTTGAATGTCATGTTTCCATTGAAATCGATTCCGTATATTCTGTATTTGTCACCCTCGATAGTCTCATATTCATCGTTAGTAAGAGAGGTGATTAAAGGATGTGGAATCGTTTGACCATATTTCTGCTGGCAACACTGTTGAATTGCTGCGGAAAACACGCCAGGACCAGTCATATTGATTATATCATTCGGATAACGATTCTGCTGAACGTATTCCACCACTAAATCAATCGTGCGTTTTAGAATGGGATGGCCTGAACGGAATACTAGACCCCACTGCACAAACATGTGCGGATTTCCTTCCGCCGTTATAATTGCGTCGTCGACATCTTTTATCCAACTGTCGAGAGGACGATTGATACAGGAATCTATGTCTAAATAAACGCCGCCGTATTTGTACAACACTAAATATCGCCAGAAATCGGTTTTTGCTACAATAATGTTGAGACGGTCATAGGCTTCTGTTATGGGGCCGGGAAAATGGTCGTGGACAAACGCGTCGATGTCGGCGTCGAGATAGAGATGGTATTTGTAGTCGGGATTCATTTTACACCAAATGTCGATTCTTTGTTGTATCGATGGCGGCAATTCTTTTGTATACCACGTTTGGAATATGTTCTTTTCTATCATATTCTGGTTTAGACTCAGTTTACAAGTAATAAATATGTTTTACTTGTAAAAAATACGAATTATACACCCGGATTGGTCGCATTAAAGGGAGGGGTCGCATTGGCGCAAGCAGTACCGTAGGTCCAAAGGCTGGCAGACTATTAGACATTGAGCGACCTCCGGTCGCCACAGTCTAATGGTTTGACAGTCTGCCTTGTGTCCCTGCATTATTCGTCTATCTTTGGCCACGGGCCACGATAGAGGAAAAATGCGCGAAGCGCATTAATCGGCTATCTTAGGCAAAAGCCTTAATAGAGGAAAGATACACCCAGATGGGTGTCTCAGTCATCTATCTTAGGCGCCAGATGAAACACCAACGACCCACTCGACCCCAAATCATACTCCGCCCTCATCGGATAAGAGTCGCTAAACTGAATCCGCACATTATCCGATATCTTGTTATAAGAACAAATGTTCTTTAAGTAGGTCAAACTAAACAATAGTGTCAAGTCGGCCCCTTCGTCAATCGAGAATTCCGACAAATCGTTGATTCCTATCTCCACAAACATCTTCCCCTGTTCCTGGCTCGTCGACGCCAAAGCAATCCGTTCTTCGCTACATTGCACTTCCATCGTATCCCCGAACATCTTCAACTGAGTTATAATTGCCGAGAATTGAGAAGACAACATGCTCAATTCAGCTGTATACTCCACACCTGGAATGCACAATCCATCTTCCTCTATATCCATTAAAGGCAACTCGAAATGCTTATCAAACGACGTCTTTGCGTGCGGCTGTTTTTTCTCTTTCTCTTTCTCGGCGTTCACATCTTCTTTGCAGGTCAAATGGACCGACAGCCGGTCCGAATCATCCGATGAATAAACCAAATGAGTCTGTTGCTCTTTATCACGAGAAGACAAAATACGGTGTAGAAAAGTGGCATTGAATCCGAGTCGGTGTGTCTCACCCGATGGATTTTTATACTCATCAAACCACTCACTCGGGAGCGTCAATTCCACGATTGCCACATGAGCTGTGTCCATACACTGCATCTTTACCCCCGCATCGTCGCACATGAGAGATACATGCTCGGTGAATAATTTGATGTGCTGGAAAATGGACGCAAATGCGTCCGATTTTGATGGGTCCCGTATGATAAATTCCATTTTGCGGTGTACATTGAATAGAACTCTACAGTTTAACTTCTTTTCATTTGTTTATTTTAGGGGGTACCGGCTAAGCGAAGGCTCTCAACATTTCCTCCGATTCAGCTTTCTTATACAAACGTATCTTGGATTTCACCTCTTCCAACAAAAACGGCGTCATGATTTGCTTGATTGTCTCGAATGTACTGGGAACATTGTAAATATCAAACGTGCGGAGAGCTTGAGTGAAATTGTTCTGTTGCTGGAAACATTTGTCGCAGAAAATCTGTATAATCGTCTTGTATCGGTCGCAAGCACTTACTGTAAAAGTGTCCAAATTGATGGCCACCGTTAAATGCCCGTATTTTTGTCTGAATTCACTAAACACCGTTATAATGTAGTCAGTTATCAGGTTGAATATCTCGGGCGTCGCGTAAGATTTGAATATGGTGTAATCAACATATATCAAGTGCTCGTTAGGGATATACCGGCATGTTTTGTAAAGCAACGTTTCGAGAGGAACCTTGGACATGATTTGATTCGCACACTCGAATTTCTGTTTCGACTTGAAGAACATATTTTTGGACGAACTACTGTAAAATTCGTCCTTTAATTTGTCGATTTCATTCTCCAAGTCCTCGAATTCCATTGGTTATAGCGGAATAGTATTGTGGTATATTTATAATTCTCGATTTATATGTTTTTTTTAAAACGTATAATTCTTGTTATCTTATTGTTCCACGGAATGAAGAGCGCGTTCGAGAGGAGTGGGGCCATCTGTCAATATCTGGACTCTCTCTTCGACCAGCTTTTTATTCACTTCCATCGTGAATGACTGCAACTTCAATAGGATGTCCTTCATCGACGCAATCTCGTCGGCAATAATATCGAATCTACTGTTGTACTCTTCCACCAATGCCCTAAAGTCTTCCGAATTGGCATTATCCACCTCGGGAGATTTTTGCGATTGCATGAAAGTCTCGAGGGTGATGAGACGCTGGTCCACCACCGCAATTACCTGTGGCAAAGTGAGACCAACACCCATATTTGGCTGGCCTTGTTGCCCTGGTTGTTGTTGCTGGGTTCCAGGGAATTGTGGTTGAGGTGCGGTTTGTCTTGTATTGTTGGCTACGGGTTCTGGGCCGGCTCTGCGGCGACGAGCGGATGCAAGTGCGGTACTCATTCTGTTTTGTTTGAGAGGATAATAATATCGCGTCGGATTGTTTTATTTGTTCCTTTACGCGTGTTTAAATCGTTTTATTTGTTCCGTTAAGCGTATTTAAGAGGTCTTTACCTAAGGTTCGACCTCAGAGGTCTTTACCACAGGTTTGACCTCAGAGGTCCAACCTCAGAGGTCTTTACCGAAGGCCCGACCTCAGAGGTCTTTACCACAGGTTTGACCTCAGAGGTCTTTACCACAGGTTTGACCTCAGAGGTCTTTACCACAGGTTTGACCTCAGAGGTCTTTACCACAGGTTTGACCTCAGAGGTCTTTACGCCACCAAAGGCAACACAATCTTCGGATGATGTCTATATTCCTCTAAAAACTCCAAATCCTCCAACTCATAATCCTCTATCCTCTCCTTCTTTGAACCGACACGAATCCTAGGAAATGCGAGAGGTTCACGCGTCAATTGTTCGCGAAGCCCCGCCTCATGCTCCACATAAACGTGTGTGTCGCCCAAAAAATGGACAAATTCGTGGGCCTCTAAACCACAATGATGTGCTAATAAATGAGTCAGAAAACTGTAAGAGGCGATGTTGAATGGAACGCCTAAACCCACGTCCCCGCTTCTCTGATAAAGCGCACAAGAAAGCCGATTCCCCTTTACACTAAATTGTGCGAGAACATGACAAGGCGGCAGGGCCATTTGTTCGATTTGAGCCGGATTCCACGCCGTCATGATTAGTCTTCTCGAATATCTCTGTGTCGGGTCGGATAAAGCATCGATAATTTGTTGCAATTGGTCTACCCTCAATGACGGGTCTTCTAAATCAACAGAACCGGTTATTCCCCACGCGGCGGTATCGGAGTGATTCGCTTGAGAAGAAGAGTAGGGCGCATTGAAATTCCGCCATTGGTAGCCGTAAATCGGCCCCAAAATCCCTTCGGGATATTCTGTTAAACATCTCGAATCCAAGAACTCACGTGTTGCGTTGGCATCCCAAATATGCACACCCTGCGCTTGTAACTCTTTGTTGTCGGTTCTTCCTCGGACAAACCACATGAGTTCCCGGAAACACGTTTTCCACGCCACATGTTTTGTGGTTAGAATCGGCATTTTTCCATCCTTTAGCGAGAAGCGCATCATTCGGCCGAATACCGCTAAAGTATCGCCGTTCCGACCTTTCTCTAAATCCCCGTTTTCCAAAACATCGCGAACTAGGTCCAAATATTGCGACTCTTCTGACATGGGGTCCAAACGAATACAAGGTATATGCCGGATTGTTTATGTTGTCTATTGCCCTCGTAATGAAAGTCTGTGCGTAATTTATATCCAACCAGGTAAATTCTCTAAAAATGGAACTGTTGCAAGATGGCGCCGCCGATATTAACAAGAAGACGTTCTTTACACATGTATTTGATACGTCCCGTGAATCGAATGCGGAAATTATGAATGTGACACAATATGCGCTTTTAGGAATAATCCCCGTTTTGGTTCTCAACAAATTGATTCAGAAGTTTGTTCCCGAAGCCGACCCCGATAAATCGTCCATCGAATTGACCATCGAGATTCTGTTGCAAACCGTCATCATGTTTGTGGGAATATTGTTGATTCATCGGGTAATCACCTACGTCCCGACTTACAGTGGATTCCGGTATGAACATTTGACCTTGACGAATGTGGTCTTGGCTTTCTTAGTTATTGTGTTGAGTCTTCAAACCAAGCTGGGCATCAAGGTGAATATTATTTACGACCGTTTAACCGAATTGTGGAATGGCGGGTCTTCGGATGATAAGAAGGCGAATGTCCGGTCAAAGGTCCGGGTTTCGGAATCCATGTTGAGCCACAATCCCAGCCAGGCGGACCATTTGGATGGCGGCAGTTCGGGGATGTTTCCTCCCGCACCAGTAGTGCAGAATAAGCCGAATAGTAGTTATGACCATATGATGCGAGGGGGTGCACAGGCTCCTGCACCGATGGGACCTGCTCCCGCGAATGCCGTGTTGGGCGGCGGCTTTGGGTCGTTCTTTTAGAAACGTACCGTGTCGTTCTTCTAATCTAAAAAATCGCCATTTTTAGCAATAAAGTGAACTACAAATCTATACCCATAATTTATAGATTTGTAAAATGGCAGGCATGAAGAGAACGAAAGGACGCAAGCGCGTTTCAAGGCGTAAAACCAGGCGAAATGGTAGAAAAGTTGGCAGACGCATGCGAGGAGGGGGCATCGATGAGATTTGCAAGACACAACTTACTGCGCAAAATGCGGTTGAGAGTACCAAACTTTACCCAGTTAAAAGATACCAACAATTAGCAAATTTTGATACCTGTCCAGAAGTAATTGGAGCTGAAATATTAAAGGAAGCGAGAGGGGCGGCCGAAACAAAAAAGACCAACCCATTTAAGATTGACGGTTATACTCCGGGAAAAGATATGTCTATGGAACCAATCATCGCAACTGTTATTAATTTTTCGTATTATGAAATGGTTCTGCAATTGGAATCCGGAAGAGTGTTATTCTTGCAAAGGTATCCAGCAGCAGAATACACAGGTGTAAAATTAACTTACCCCCCATCGACTGACTCTGTACAACCAGAAGAATGGAAAATTCCGATGGATGTTAAAGATTTGCCTGCACTGAAAACTTTTTGGGCAAGCGATTCAGATTATCAAGATGCCAAGAAAGATTTTTGGAAGGGAGGAGTGTGGGCAAATAAAGCCATACCTGGAGAAGAATGGTGCAAAGGAGCTACCATCGGCAGCATATTAACTATTATTCCAACAGAACAAAAGGCTCAAGAACAGAAAGTCAGTGTATCAGTCAAAGTCGGTAATACAGAAACGAACATTGGCAACGGGTTTTTAACTGATAACCCAATGCCTCAAGCTGCGAGAGATGTTATTATTATGTTTGAGCATGACTCAGCTGCAACAGATACCCTCGACAAATATTATGTTTTAAAGACTACGAGGGGAACAACAGACGACATGCAAAACCGAGTTGCAATCGGAGCAGGAGAACATTTGGAACCAACTGATAGTAAACTTGGAACAAATGAGAGTATAGAACGAGCTATTAAAGAGGAACTTGGCATTGAGTTTGATGGTGATGAACCCACAATAGTAAAGGCAGTTCGTATTCCAATGGGAATTTTTGACGCTCCGGGACGAGATCCTCGATATGCTAAGTATCATATTGCCGATGGTAAAACTGTAGGAATCGATAGAAATTCAGTATCATTTGTAGATGTAGTATTGGTTCCGCGTCCGAATAAGGAGTTCAATCCGGGAGACCCCAAAGAAATTAAGAACGTGATTGCCATATCTTTGAGAGACGCGTTGAAAATAACTGATTCCAAATCTTTTGTGAAAGGAAACGAATCCGGATTGGGATGGGGCTGGATTGATCATGCACAGTTTGTTCCGGCTGCGATAGCAGCAATTAAGGAGTACGAAAATAACAATTCTAAAGGAGAAGTATTTGAAATTAAATTTGTACCGAAGCAAAGTAAAAAATAATCATGACCGCGTCCTTTACACAAAATATCCAATAACAGAAAATTGTATATTTTGTTTCCATGAACCAAATCGACGGCATTGTCTACATTAATCTCGAGAAGCGCGCCGATAGGCGCGCCCATATGGAATCTCTTCTCCAAACCTACGGAATCCACGCACAAAGATTCCAAGCAATCGAACACAGCCACGGTCTCTACGGCTGCGGTCTCAGCCATTTAGCTGTTCTAAAAATGGCCTTACAACAAGAATGGAATCGTGTGTTAATCCTAGAGGACGACATCTTGATTCAAGAAGACCCCGAAGAATTTTCACGAAAACTCGGACTTCTTCTGGAAACACGCACCTTCGACGTCTGCATGCTCGACACTAATCTCCAACAATCCGAACCCATGGACGTGGATTGGCTATTAAGAGTCAAACACTCTTATTGTGCCGGAGCTTATATTGTGGAGAAGCATTATTACCAGAAACTCATCGATTTGTACGAATGGGCTCTCCCCCAATTACTCGAAACCGGAGCCCATTGGCTTTATGCTAATGATGCAGCTTGGCAAACCCTGCAACAGAATGATAATTGGATAACAGTGAGACCGCAATTATGCAGACAAATGGCCGGATACAGCGACACGAAAAACATGCATATTGGATAGTTGCGCAGACTCAGACAAACACCTCCGGGATAAATTTGTTGCGCTCCGTAAAAACCGGTTCCGCCACGGGCTCCACTTCTACTTTCGAATATGCGTCCGACCCCAAGATGGTTCTACACAATTCTCCGTATTTTCCCCATAGTTTATTCAAGTCGATTCCAGTTTCAATTTGCCTGTAAAATGACAAGTGTGCTACATACATGTCGGCGTAAAAGACATTCCGAAACCCTCTTTCTCTCACAAAATCTATCGTCAACATCCTCTCATCGTCCACAAAACAATCCTTTATTTTTGACCATTTAGAACCCTTATATCCGAAAAAATTAATGCTGAAACGCGTGGCCACCGGAATTACGTCGTTATTGTAGTCTTTTTCCAAGAACATCTTGTAATTTTCAATAAAATATTCGTGTAAAGCTTCGGCCTTTTTACCACTCGCCCACAATGAACCTTCAAACCCTCCATTCGGATATTCCAAGTCCATGAATGAACTCGGGATTAAATTATAACGCGACTGTTGATAATAAGCACTGACTCCATTGTTAATCGTGTTGGCGAACACTAAATCGTGGTCAGAGGTTCTTATATAATTGACGAATTTCGGGAGTTTCTTTAGGTCGATAAAAACAATATCGTCGTCGCACTTCAAAATAACCGCGTCTTTGTATCTCGGATGGTCGTAATGTTCGTAATAATTCCGCCAGCTCTTCTCACATGTATCCATGAAATAAAACCCGCGATTCTCAATTTGCTCGTATTCCAAATGCCCCACGCTTCCATGACCCGTTTTCACAAACACTTGATGGATGGAAAACCCCGGCGCGATTTGTAAACTACACGCCAATTCTCGGTTCGCCAATAACTGTAAACAGCCATTCGCAATCTGTACTCGGTATTCCGTCGATTTTTCTTCCGAGAGGAGCGCAGGAGCTCTCGTTTTTAATAGTTCTTGACCATTTCTACGAATCAATAAATATTGGTTACTCCATGCCCCCATCACAATCTCATATTCCACATTCGAACCATCGACCATTTTTATGTGTAAATCATTTGTCGCGGAAGCACTTAAAGAAAACGCATTGTCTCGGATGACCGTTTTCAATGGAGAATAAATTCCAGCGTCTCGGCTCGATGTGCGCTTTATATTACTGATGGACCGGACATAGGCTTCATCCGACGGATTTTTCACATTGTTCCAAAAATGGACCTCATTGATGATTTTTGTAGAGAGAGCCCGTTTTAAATACTCGGTCAAGATTTCGAGATTGGGTCGTCTTCCTGCGAATATAGTAAGTATTGTCGACATTATTTACTATATGGAAAAGTTGCCTTTAACTCTGTATTCATCTAATTTTTTATTCACCGATTTTTTTTGAACATGCCAACCTCTCTACAAATCCCCTCGGATTCTCATGATTCGACACATAAAAATTAATGATTTCCGCCGGAGAATAGAAACGGTCGGGAATAATAGCCAAATCATTGCGGTCTATTGGCTTGCCGTAATAATGCTCGTACATTTCATTAATCGACCCGAGCGACGCATTGTCGAGCTTTATCGCAATATCAATGCGACCGGGTCTTACTAAAGCCGGGTCCAACTTATTATAATGATTGGTCGTTATAATCATGATGCGGCCCGTGTTCTCGCGGATTCCGTCCCACAGATTCAACAGGTCATCCATCGTCAAATTATCCTGTAGAGGACTACTCGATGGACCGAACGCGCCCCCATTCGACGAATTCATCTTTTTCGAAATGTATTTGGCGGCTTTATTAATTTCGCGCTTCAAAATCTGGTCTTTTGTCGGCGCGGTGTCCATGAAATCATCGTCGTCTTCTTCTAACAAAGAAGAATCTTCGCTGAGTGCGCCGGTTTTCGCATTTCGCGAGAGGACTAAATCTCCCACACAATCAATGTCTTCGAACACTACGATTTTCTTGTCGAACCCAATCGCGTTCTTCTCATTCGCATTACTATATTGTGTTTCGTAATAGAAATCCTGCAATTGTTTCTTCGTTTTGATGCGCGAAAGAGACATCGACACAATATGCCTGCCGAGATGCGTCGCCAGCGCTTTGATGAAACTGGTTTTCCCGGTTCCGGGTGGGCCGTACAGTCCAATGCCGAGCGTATATGGAACGCCATTGCGCTTATACCACTCTTTGTTATTGACGAAAAATTCGATTTTCTTTAGGATATCCTGTTTCCCGTCGAAGAAGAGATTGTCGAAGGATTTCATGGTTTCGTGTGGAGTCTCCTGCCAACCGCCGACCGTATCGTCGTCGTCGTCATTACGCACCTCCACATTATTTAGTGTGTAGACGAAGAGCCGGTCTTTGCGCTTGTCCTCCAAATGCTTCTGATATATCGTTTTCAGTTCGCGGACAAACTCGGTTAAAGACGCAACATTGGATTTATAAGAAAATATAACAATGTTGAATCGAATCATGCGCGATTCATTCTTTGTCGTACCCACCCCATCCGAATCTTTTTGTTCGCCGGATTCTTTGATGGTGCAGTAGATTTCCTTGGCGGCGTCGAGTAGAAAGGGCGTCTTCTGAGACACCGTAAATATGGTTTTCACGTCTTCCGCCCCTTTACCTTCGTAATGCTCGCCTTTGACAATATTGGTTGCGAACTCTTTTAATTCGCGGATATCAGGCATAAAATCAATGTGTTGCACAACGTGGAAGAGAACCGCGCGGAAATTTTTGGAGAAGGTATTTGCCAGCGTGATAGGACGTCGACTGTAATGGTCGACGCCCGTCACGTGTTTTCCTTCTATAATAATCGAGTGCTTTCTCTGCACATAACTCCGCCATTCGTATATAAGGTCTTTGAACCCACGCTGGTTCTCGCCGGTGGCGTATTCGTAGACCCAGGCGAACATGCCCACGACAAGGGCGACGGAGACGAGCTTTACAATATTGGTCGATTCACCATTCCGGAGTTGATTCATTAAGGAGAGCCGGACATGGTCAATAACAATGGTCTGTAGAGAGGTCATAATTTCACTCATTTTTAGTTCGATGCGAGAGGATAGAGTGTTACAACCAGAATTGTTTATGTTTTTGCGTTATATTTTGTGGAGGAGGATATCGCGGCACAATAAGATAATTCTAGTATGGGACATATTATATAGTTTTTTGATGTTGAGCATTGTTCAGAACATACCGAACCTTAATAAATATCCTATCAATTATGTGTTTGAAACTATGAAACTCCAACATAATCCTGAAACATTATGGCTTGAGTTTGGCGTGCATAATGGAACTACCATTAATTACATATCACAATTTACAACTGACACGGTGTACGGGTTTGATAGTTTCGAAGGATTACCTGAAAAATGGAGAGACGGCTTTGATAAAGGCATGTTTAATCGACACGGTACGCTACCGACGGTATCAGCTAATGTGGAATTAATTAAAGGTTGGTTTAGTGATACATTACCTAATTTTATTCAAACACAAAATAAAAAGGTGTCATTTCTTCACATTGATGCTGACCTATATAGTTCTGCAAAATTCATATTGGATACGTTGAAAACTTACATTGATACAGATTGCATTGTTATATTTGATGAATTAATAAATTATCCAGGGTTTGCCGGGGATACGGGCGAACTTAGAGCATTTTATGAATTTATCACGGAAAATAATGTGGATTATGAATGGATTGGAATGCATGGCATATTGGAAGGTGACGACGCTCTGCCACATAATGGACAAGAAGTTGCTTTAATTATTCATTCAATAAACTAAAAATAGCATAAACAAGAAAATATGGAAGCCATAAAATGCACGCGACACATGAAGAATTTTTGGGAACCGTGCAAGAGGTTCACGATATACTTAAAAATGCGAGGGTTGACGAAATTCTAGACACGGATTATTTAACTAGCATTATTTCTAAAATTGGATTGTACAATGAAGGTGACCGCAGCCACCCGCAAAACACGAATGTCCATCTTTACGGAGACGACGTAAAATACATGAATTCCATGCCAAATACGGGAATGTGGCAAATTCCGCGACAGCTAGCTGAATTTTTAATTAAATTAGTAAGCTTGGGTAAAGTTGAAACATTTTTAGATATAGGAACGTGCAGGGGTGCAACTATAACAGTAGTTGCCATGTTTCTAATGAGGTTTGGCTTAAAAAGAATCGACACAATTGATGTAATTGAATATTTAAACGCGGATTTACGGCGGAAATGGGAGGAATTAAATCTTCCAATTCATTACCGTTTAATCCCACAGGATTCACCTTTTAATCTGCATGTTGAATTGAGTCGGTATGATGTAATATTTGTTGATGGACATCATGACTATAAATACGTGTCGAACGATTTCAATATAGCAAAAACCATGACCCACAAGATATGTTTCCATGATATAAACGACTATTTCTGTGTCGATGTTGTCCGAATATGGAAAGAAATCAAAGATTCTGGGAACTATAAAAACGCGTACGAGTTTACACACCATTCCCACAATTATAAGTTAATGGGAATTGGATTATTAGAAATATAAACTGGCGATGGCGTTTGATTATGATATGATTGCGACGAAATCTGGACGCACACTCCGTATTCGTGGTAAGATTTCAAGGATTAACCTACGAGGATAAATCCACATAGGTTAATGGATTATGTTCAATATACACACGGGGTTTATCCTGAAGAGAATGTATACAATGATACAACTCAACCTAATAGTGTGCCTGGGTCTGTTTTTTTCCGCACATGGATTCCGCCTAGTCCAATTCAACGTGGAGTGGCTATTCATGAATTATTATGCCGCCGCGAAATGCCCCGGTTCCGGCTGCCCGTGGGCGAACGAAACAGAAGCCAGCACGCATTTTGATTATATCGCCAAAGTGGTCGACGCCTTGAACCCCGACATCATGAATTTGTGTGAAGTAGAAGGCATCGACGAATTGAATCTGTTGAGAAGTCGCATGACAAATGGCGCCAACTACGTGTCGAACTTGATTCCAGGTACCGACACTTCCACCGGCCAAAACGTTGGACTTTTAACGACCCTAAATTGGCTCCCATTTGTGTCTCTTTACAGAACCGAAGAACGCGTCGCCTATCCTCTCGCCGGTTCTAATTGTGGATACACCGGCGCCAATGGAACCGTCGGCGTCAGCAAACACTATTTAACCGAATTCGTGTTTTATGACCGACCGACTCTTTTCATCGGAGCGCATTTATTGGCTTATCCGGAAGACCCGACCCGGTGCGCCGAACGAGAAGCCCAGGCCCAAGTATTACAGAATACTATTGTAGAGTACTTAAAGAACCGTGATACAGAGGTTATTGTGTTGGGCGATTTCAATGATTTCGACGGGTCGGTGGTCGATGCCAATGGGAACCTGCCGACTTCTCGTGTTTTAGACATTTTGAAAGGCGTGAAAGGCGATAAAGCGGGAAAGTATTTATTGAAGAGTTCGGCGGAATGGATTCCGACGGCGGAGAGATATACAGATTGGTGGGATGAGAATGGGAACTGTGTGAGTAGCCCCGACGAATTCTCGATGATAGACCATGTTCTGTTGACTCCGGGACTATTCGAGAAGATACGGGAAGTCGGCGTTTACCATGGATACGAAGAATTCTGCGGAAAATACAATTCCGACCATTATCCAGTGTTTATTGATTTTATGTAGGGATGAAATGTCGCATCTTCTACGCTCGTTCCTCGCTCCCGAGATTCTCCATATTGTTATAGCAAAATGGAGACTCCTAAAAACCCCACCGATATCGACGATATTCGTGTTATTTCCGATTTCAAAGGCGCCACCTTCTCCGGATTCAAGAAGACGGAAGTCCGGAATCAGATGCTAAGAGCCATGATTCAAGGCCGAATCGAACAAGCCTGTTATTGGGCCGCAGAATTGATTTGTGCTGGCCAGTATTTGGATACTTGGGAAAATATTTTCCATTTCATGTCGAAACACGTCCATTTAGGCAATCCCAAAATGGCGATTTATGTTGCGGCCCGTTTCAAAGTGTTCCGGAACATCATGCTGGATGGACATAGTAATGTGGAATTAGACATGCGGAATAACCCCGAATTAAGGAAATTATTTGCAGAGGTCATTTGCAATCTGACCCTTTCGCCTAGGAAACCGAGTTTCGAAGCGACGAAAATCCAAAGACAAGAGGAGTTCGATATGACACAGATGAGCGACCGACTGAAAGCGCCCTCTACCGAATACGCTTGCGCGGCTTTCCGACCCAAAGACCCGAAAGAGTTGTTTATCGCGGTCAACGAATTCGCTTACCAGTTGGCGGCGAAAAACATGTCGATGTGCTGCTATTGGATAGAATGGATGATTGAATTCGACGCGGTTTGCAGGAATCGGAAACAGGTGGTCCGGTGCGACGGACGGGATTACGTCGACGAGAGGAAGTATAAGGGCGACGTCATTTGGCTTTTATGGGACGCGATAATGGAGTCATGTCAGGCTAGAGCGGAACCCTTTGTCCAGAGGGTCATGGAATCTCTAGTGGATATATTTTGTGTTAAGTATACCACGGCTTGTGCTAAGAAACGGCGATATATCATGTATATGGCAGTGGAACTATTGACTGAAAACGTGACGATTGGAACGGAAATTGTGGCGGATAGGGCTATACTTGTAAATGTAGTCGAGAAGATAGATAGTGTTTACCGACAAATTAAAAAGAATGAGGAGAGAGGCGGAACGGATTATCTGTTTAGTGGGGTTTTGGGGTAAGAGTCAATATTCGCATTCTTCCTACGAGAATCCTCGAATTCTTGCAGTAGGAGTTCTTCGAAAGTCATGTTATAGTATATAAATAATGTCAACATCACTAATTGTGGGAGGTGAGAATTCTGCATCGAATGGCGCGATTGCATATTCAGTCGATGGCACCACTTGGGTTGATGCATTGAATGCTTCCACTTATTTTGCATCTAGTTCAGTGTTTGGAATCGCTTATGGGAATGGGGTATGGGTTGCTGGGTCAAACACTGGAACCATAGGCTGGTCAACTAACGGAAATACTTGGAATAACGCTGGAACGAAAATTTTTACACAATGCAATGCCATCGACTATGGGAATGGAAAATTTGTGGCGGCCGGGTTTTCAACTGGGTCCCCATTTGCGTATTCAATTAACGGAAATACTTGGACACAAACGTCAACATCATCCACATTTTTTGGTTCAGGTGGTGGCGTATATGGAATTAAATACGCAAATGGTTATTGGGTTGCGGTAGCCGGTCAAGGTAGTTCAACTCGGAGAATCGCATATTCTCAAGATGGTATTAACTGGACATTATCGACTACCACCGTATTGTCGACCATGGCAATTGGCATTGCTTATGGAAATAACACTTGGGTTGCAGTTGGATATGGTGGAACTTACATTGCTTATGCGACTCATCCGCCAAGTGGAACTTGGGCACATATTGCAACCGCGCCATCTGGTTGGAGTGGTGGAAGATGTGTATTTCACAATGGTACTCGTTTTGTCGCAGGCGGCGCAGCCAGTGGACGGATGTATACGTCGACAAACGGAACTGATTGGACCGAATTTGGAACTTTGGCATCATCCAAGATTTACCCAGGAGGCGTTACTTCTTATAAAGGCAACTGGTATGTTGCAGCGGGGTCTGGCGGAGGTGTGCAAACGACGACTGCGGATGGAACGACGTGGACAACTACGACTGCGTCTTTAATGAACCCAGGCGGAGGTCCTCGGTTTATTGCCTCACGTCAGAGTTCTACTCCAGACCCTCCCGTTATTTCCTATGCCAACGTATTTTCCAACGGAAGCGCCATTGTATCCTTTTCTCAGGCCGCTGCTGATCCAGAAATTTCCAGTTATTACTATTCCACAAACGGCGGAACCAGTTTTACAAACGTAGTGCAGACCACGTCCCCAATAGTCATAACCGGACTCAATGTGAATACAAGCTATGCTTTGAGATTGATGGCGTATAATTCTTTGGGCAATTCCACACAAGCATCGGTGACAGTCGGAAACGCCCCCGTTGTAACCTCAATCACGCCTCGAAACTTGGCATTAACTGTCAATTTTACGCCGTCTTCAGGTGGAACCGCAACGAATTACTTGTATTCCATCGACGGAGGGAACACGTTTGGTAACTCGGTTGTAACGACCACTTCTCCTCTACAAATTACGAATCTGACTGCCGGACAATC